GACAGTACCGTCCGGTCTAAGCCTCTGGTCCGGTTTCAGTTTTACGCCGTTTGTGTCTGTTGCTGCGGCGGGTTTACCCACGCCTTGCGCCACGCGAATTTCGTTACCGTACGCGTCAAAAAAGTGTTTGTTACCTTGCGCGTCTACTTCGCTAGATGCTACCTTGCCGCCGCCTGCGGCTTCGGCAATTGCTTTTTCTTTGTCAAACGCAAGCCTCTGTTGCGCCAAGGTAAGCTGCCCCTGCTGAACCCCCGCCGTCGTCATGCGGGCCTGGTTCTCCAAGAACGCGCGGCCGACGTCGGACGTCACCAGCGAACCCGTCAGCGCGGCTTGGATTTCTTCCAGCGGCTTTCCTCTTAATGCGTCAACATACGGGGTCAAACTGTCCTGATATTCTGGCGGCGCAAGGCTGAGCGCCCCGTCCAAATCTCCCGTTTTGAGTGCGTGCGCGTAGGCCGGGAGCAGCGCCTTGACGGCGTTGTCTTCCTGTTCCTTCGCCTGCGCTGCCGCGCGATCCTCCAGCGCCAGCGCGTCAGCCTGCCGCTGCCGTTCCATGGCATTGATGTTCGCCATGCCCTGCATACGCTGGGTCATCAGCGCGTTCACGTCGATGCCGGGCGTGGGGTTGTACGAGGAGATGATGCTAGGATCGAGTGGCATGGTTCACCTCAATAGACGCCGCCGACGTTTGTCGGGTTGTAGACCGCCGAAGGCGCGCTTGGCGTGATGGAACTCAGATAGTTCATGTACGGCTCGTTGGCGGCGTAGCTCAGCGCGCCCTGCGCCAGCGTGTTCAACGCACCGCCGTAAGCGTTGGCCGATCCAATCGCCGATTGGGCGTTGATGTTGCCGCGCGCGGTGGCAAGCTCCGCCAGATTGCTCCCGGCCGTGCCGATGTTGGCAGCCTGCCCCGCCGCAGCGGCCTGACCCACGCCGGTCAAGTAACGGTATGGCTCCATCGACGCCTCGCGCTGCGCCAGATACCGCTGGAAAGCATTCTGGTACTCGTCGCTGGCGAGGTTCTGGCCGTACTGCTGAATGCCCTTGAGCGTGCCTCCGGACTGAAGCAGCCCGCGCGCCGCTGCCGACCGCTCCAGCGCCTTCATGCCCTCGGCCATGCGGAAGTTGTAACCCGGATCAGTTTGGAACTGCTCCATGCCAAACGGTTGGTACGGAGCCAGTGTCTGATACTGCACCAGCGCGTTCTTGCCCGCCTCGACGTAAGGCTTGGCAACCTCCAACTGCTGGGTTAGCATCTTCTGTTGGATCTGCGCCGCCTTCTTGGCAGCCTTCTTCTGCGACTTGGCCGCGTCCTTGGATGCGTTGGAGCCGATGATGGAGGAACCGATGGCTCCCACGGCACCGATGCCTGCGGCGATAGCTGAAACGGGTTCTGGCATCAGGAAAACTCCTTCAAATATTCGTGAAGCGTCTCGCCATAGAGGTGCATCACCGCCTTGGCCTGAGACATAGCACTTGCGTGGCCTTTCGTCAAAAGGACAACCAGCAGAATGAGGTCGTAGAACCCTGCCCGCCAGACGAAGGACCGGGCGTCGGCCTGACCGGCGCGTTCGGCGTCGTCCGACGCCTGCCACTTCAAGATGGACAGCGCCAGCCCGGACTGGAGGGCGGCGGCATTGGCGAGATAGAACGGGTTGCCCGGCATGGTGACGAGCGATGCCCAGATGGCACCGTTGAGGTCCTCGCGGCTGACCGGGTCGCCATCCGCCATGTCGTCCAGCATCTGGATCATGCGCCAGACGTCCAGCAGCCAAGCCGCCGCCTCCGGCGGCAGGTCCAGGTTCTGGAAGTGGACGGCGAGGGATTGGCCAGCTTCGTCCATTACGTTACCACACGCCCCGAGACGCGGATGTTGATGGCCGACGCGGTCCCGGCCAGCGTCGAGATGAGCCCGCCAGGGTTCAGGACGTGGCCGACCAGTTCGGGGAAAGTGTATGTCTCGCCTGCTTGCAATGTCTTGGTCTTGACGATCAAGTTGTCGTTACCGGAAGCACCGCCGGCCGTGATCAAGTTCACGCTGATCGTCGCGGCCGCCGCGCTGTAGTTGGTGGCGGTGAACTTGTCGATGATCGCCGTGACGCCCGACGCGGTATACATCGTGGTCTGCGTGTTGTTGATGGTCTGGGCGGGGACGAGTACGGTTACTGTAACGGTCATGTCAAACTCCTTGGATGGATGGCACGGAGGCCAAACTTACGGTCACAATAACAGACGGCGTTGCCGGGCGCACCGGACCTGTTTGCGCCGCGATGAATTGAATGGTGGTCGCGGTATCGGCCGTGTGCCACATCAGTTCAACGTAATCGTTGGCCGCCATATCAATAAACAGGTTCAAAGCCGCGATAAGATGCCCGTCAACGCCGCCGTGCTGGTTGGGGATGGAAAACTGGCTGTTGCTGTCCGCCACGTCGGTGCCGTTCTTGCGCATCCAGATGTCGGTGTCGTGAATCTGCGCGCCGGTGTTTACAAACTGCACGCTGAACTGCACGTTGTAAACACCGGCTTTATCGGCGATGATTTTAGACTTGCAGGTGCCTGTGATGGTCGTCGAGGCAACCGTCTGCGACGCGCTGACAACGTAATCGCCTGTGCTGCCGTCGGTGCCCGTGGTTTGCGATACGATGTACGTGCCTGCCGTGACGCCTGTCCCGGTCAAGACCATGCCGGGGTAGATCGGCCCTGACGTGATGGCCGTAACCGTCATCGTGGTGCTGGCGGGGCCGATAGACGCCGTAAAAACCGCCGTGCGGTCTTCGATCCGCACGCCGCTGCTGAACTGTGTGGTATCGTACACAATCGGGAACGCCGTGGTGCTAGACCCGTCCGGCTGGTTGGCGAGACTGTAGAACGACCCGTAAATAGGGTGCGGAGCTTGCGGCGTGTTGGCCGGCCCCAGAGACAGTGCCTGCACGTCGGTGGCAAGCTGGGCGTACTGCGAAAGGAGTGCTGACGAACTCTCGGTGCTCAGGGACGCCTGCGCCAGCACTGCTGACAGGTCCACGTCTTGTGCTAGCGGGCCTTTTTGAAAGTCTTCCAGCGAGATCGTGCTGCCGCCCGTCTGGTTGAACAGGCTCAGGAAGAACAGATACCACTCACGCGAGATCAACCCGGTTTTGCTGTCCGTCAGCGGGACGCGAGGCGGGGTGATGTTGGTGATGTTAGGCATTGGTCCGGCTCACCTGCAACTCGGCGCCCATGATGGCGATCTTGACCGGGTCGGTGCCGCTCACCTCGTAGACGCGGTCGCGCAGCTTCATGGTCATGCCCAGCCGCCGCCAGATGGTGCGGTAGCCGTATTGGCCGATGGCGCCCATCTTGCGCCAGTGTTCGTTCGACCAGGTGTGACCGCCGTCGTCCGACCAACGCAGCATGACCTCCGGGTCACTGCCCTGCCCGGCGACCAAGCCGACGCCGGTCTGGCAGTCCAACTGGAGGGCGTGCTGCGCCGAGCGCATCAGGTCGTTCTGCCCCGTCGGCAGGGCGCGCCACGACCGCAGCCAGCGCTGCGGTGCGCCGTTGTCGGTGTAGACGTCAAGGTCGTAGGCGTAGATGTTGCCGTTCTCGTAGTCGCCCACCAGCACCTCGTCCTGATAGGAGATCTGCGCCGTGGGCCGCTGGCGTACCCACGACCCGTTGTCCCAGCCCGCGCGCTCATGCCAAGCCCCTGTCGCGGCGTCGTAGGCCCACGTCGCGCCGGATGACGGGAACACCAGCACGTAGAAGGAGTGGCCGTCCTGCTGGTAGGTGTAGCCCACCGCGTCGGAGAGCGAGCCGTACTGCTGGATCTGCCACTCGATGGCGTGGGTCGAGATGCGTTGGCCTTGGTAGCCGTTGGCGACGTAGACGATGCCCCGGCCACGGTCGTCCTTGCCCAGCCAGTAGACTTGGTTGTTCATCTTGGCGACGCTGTACCGGGCGGCGCAGCCCAGTTCGTTGAACGCGCCCTGAATGCGGACTAACGGGAAGTCCGACAGCCCAGCGTTGTACCAGACTTCCGTGGAGTTCTCACCAAACAGCCAAACCTCGCGGTGATCGACGATCATGCTGACGACGTTGTCAGGGTCGCCTTCGGCGCTGACAAAGTCCAGCGGATCGACGCTGGTGCCGTCCAGCAGCGCCGTCACCCAGAGGCGTTGACTGTTGGGCTCGATGAACACGAAATAGCCGTCCAGATAGTCCACGACCGACGCGCCGGGGAAATCAGGGTCAACGATCTGCGCGAAGACGCCCGTGTTGGTGTTGTAGATGTAGCCTGTCGGATCGGCTGCGATCATGATCTGCGTGCCGTTGTCGGCCATGCTGACAGGCCCGGTGCCCGCCACCGTGCCCTTGGCGGTCGCCACCCAAGAGGAGGTGACCTGGTAGAAGGTATTGCCCGACACGACGTACAGGTAGACGCCGTGCCACCACATGCCGCGAATGGGGCCTAGACCGACGCTGACCTTTAACGTCAGCCCCGGACAGCGCTGGAGGAATGCGGGTTCCTTGCCTGCTTCCGGCACCATCTCCGGGAACAGGTTGATCATCTGGCTGTCGGCCGCGTTGACGCTGCGGG